GCTTTGGAAAGTCGCTGGCGGGCCGGAGCTAGTGGCCGAGCACACCTTTCACCCTACCCGCAAATGGCGCTTTGACTTTGCCTGCAAATCCGCCCGCTGCGCAATCGAGCTGGATGGCGGGGCATTCCTACCGTTTGGCGGAAGGCACGGCCGTGGGATGGGAATGGTAAAGGACTGCGAAAAATATCGAGCAGCTGCCGATCTGGGCTGGCGCGTCTGGCGCTTTACCACCAAGTGCATCACGCAGGAAGCCGTTGCTATGACCGCTAAGTCGTTCCGCCTGTCGATGAAGGAGAAAAAATGATTATCAATCACACGCCCGAGGAAGAAGCCGAAGTCGAAAAGGCAGCGTTGAAGGTGCACTACGAATTAGACGAGAGGGAGTCAGCACGCATTGAGGAGGAGGAAAGCGGTGAGTGAGTTTCGCCTGATTGAAAACATTGAAGTGATGGCCTGCCGCAACTCAGCCGAGCGAGTGGTGAAAGCGCTTAATCGTGGCGAGATCGACCAGGCAAAGCAACTGGCCCGCAAACACGAGATGGCGTGGCACTTGGCCGATCGTGAATTTCAAACCCTAAACCAACCGCACCGAACTAACGATTTTTGCGATGACGAATAGTCAAAGCAAAACCAAGAAACCAAAACAAAGAAAGGAAATCCTAGTATGCCAATAGTAGCTAGTCGGGGTGGCTCATACACCCCAATGCCCGAAGGATCGCACGACGCAGTGTTCTGCGACGTTGAGGATCTGGGCGAAGTAGAAACGCAGTACGGAAAGAAGCACCAGATCCGCTTGGTGTGGCAAAGCGCTGATAAGATGGAGGACGGCCGCCCGTTTACCATCGGCAGGCGTTATGGCTTGAGCCTGCACGAAAAGTCAGCGCTCTTTAAAGACCTAAAGTCTTACGCCAAGAAAGCGCCACCGCAGAATCTGGATCTGGAAACGCTCATCGGTAAGCCGTGCACGATCCTTGTGGTGCACGTGGAGCGTGACGGATCTACCTATGCGAACGTGCAGGCGGTACTGCCAGCCGGAGCAAAGAAGGTGACCGTGGATAAGGCGTTCGTGCGGAAAATAAACCGCAACGGCGCGACAACCGCAACCGAGTTAGATCACGACGGAAACCCCGTCCCGTTCTAGCCATTTGGCTGGGGTGGGCAATTCCCACCCTGGCCAGAAAGATTTTATGGAAATCCTATCAATCGTAATTCAAATAATGCTGCCGCTGGTAGCTGTCGCGCTGGGGCTTCAGCTGATGCACGCAATCGGAAGGTGGAACTGATGGCACCGATCATCGTCACCGCTAAAACTGAATCGGCGCACTACTACCTAAGGTCAGGTGAGTCGTGCCACGGCGATCTGCGATCCGCTCGCAAGGTGGGGGCGTTTCCGTCGGTCACCACAATCTTGGCGGCAGCAGGCCCACAAAAGACTGGGCTGATAAATTGGCAAGTAGAGCAGGCTATGTCGTCATCGCTAACCCTGCCACATATTGAGGGCGAATCTCTGGCCGACTTTGCCAAACGAGCAGTGCTGGATAGCCGCAAGGAAGTAGAGGCGGCAGCACTACGCGGGACTCACATTCATTCACTTGCTGAAATGATTATCAATCGGCAGGAGCCGGGCGAGCTGGTGAAAGGCTACGAGGAGCACTATGCGGGCTTGAAGGAATGGCGTGAGTGTTGCGTGACTAAGGTGCATGAAAGCGAGTCCGTGCTAGTCAACGAGGCGGAAGGCTACGCAGGCCGAGTGGATTTGATCGCCCAGATTCACGGTGAGATGGAGGTTATCGATTTTAAGACGAGGAAATTTAAGAAAGACGCAAAGGGCGTCTCAAAAGCATCTGGCTATGAAACTGATCTTTTGCAGCTTAGTGCATACGCGTACGCATTCACGGACGAGGGCATGGCATGCCGCAACGTGTTGATCGATCCAGTCACCGGCCAGTTGCAGGACATTCGCTACACCGCCGAGCAAGTTGCCCAGGCATTTGAGGCGTTCACGTCCATTTGCAAGGTTTGGCGCTGGCTTAAGAAGTACGACCCGCGGGAGGTGCAAAATGATTGAGATACTGCCAGACGAAACCACCCACGACCAGTTGCTGAACCGCGTGCGATCGCTTGCCCGTCAGTTAGCGGAGGCCAAGGCAGCGCTGGCAGCTAGCGAGGCACGCGAGAACGATCTGATGGATCGGATAAGGAGCGGGCTATGAGGATGCTGCTTTCGTTCATCGCCCTATTGGGATTCACAACAACAAAGCTAGGCAACGCACTCATCGACTTGCGCCCGATCGCTAAGAAGATCGACGTAAAGAAAATCAAGGTGCGGATTACTGGTTACTGGCCGGGCGAGGACGAGTGGAGCAGCCGCTATCAATCGAGCACCGGCACACGCCTGAGGGCTGGCCGTCACTGCGCCGTCGATCCCGACATCATTCCGCTGTGGAGCAAGATCCGCATCCTAAACGGCAAGCGGGAGTGGGTGGCCGTAGATACTGGTACTGCCGTTAAAAGCAAAAAGGCGAGCGGAGGCAAGTTGCCCGTGGTGGACGTGTTTGCTGCGAGCGAAAAGCAGTTTAACGCGATGAGGTTGCCGAAGGTGGCGATGGTGGAGGTGATTAAGTGAACACGAAAGCCGCCACGTTCGCGTCTAAACGAAATCGGGCCGCTGGTCTTGGCGATACACGGCCGACGTTCCGCCGCTTGGGCGTGATCGTTGGTAAGTTGCGCAGGGATCTGTGCCTGCCCAGTTCTGCCCGGTTGGGCCTAGAGCTTGAATGTAGCTACAAAACGATTCAGCGGGACATCGACTTGCTCAGAGATTTCTTTGGCTATCCGCTGGAATACGACGCCCGCAAATACCACTACAAACTGGCAGGGCCGCTGCCGAAGGCGGTGCTGTGAGCTTGCAGGATCTTCTGGCCATGTTCTCCGGCCGCGTCATCGGCACCTACACGCCGGAGCAGTACGCCAACGCAGTGCGAGTGGCGCGAGCTGATCGCATGCGGTGGGGAATGGGGCAGTGGTGAGCGTCTTAAAAACAACTGGAGTGCTTATGGGCAAGGGAGCACCAAATCGTCAAAAGTCTGGACGAATCGTTCAGTGCGCAATCGTTCTTACGCCCGACCTTGGATTTATAAGAATTTGGCCACTTCATCCCGTTGAGCATAAGGAAATAAAAATCTGGTCTGTTTTGTCATTGGAGATTGAAAAAACTTCTCATGATAATCGCGAAGAATCATACCTGCTCAAAAGCGTTACGAAGACAGGAGAAATGCTAGATAGACATGAACGTAGGAAAACACTTGATCGTTGTTGCCTTAACTCTGGGAACACTGACCCACAGCGATTTCAAGATAGTAATAGGAAAAGCATTTACCTGATTAAGCCTGAGCAAATCCTTGAGCATTCAATTTGTCATAATGAAGTCGACCCTCTTGTACTACATGAAAATACGGAAGAGGAGGGATGGATACAGGATCAAAATCACCGGCCAATGCGAGCCGTTGTAACATGGAAAAGCATGCAGGGATCACAGCATACTTTGGGCGTAGTTGCTCAAGGGGTATGTGAGTATTTGAGAAAAAATCCGCATTGCCCTATGCGGGTGTTTGAAAACCTGCAACTTATGGACGCAAAGTTTGATAAGTGGTTTTTATGTGGGAATCAAAAAGACCGTCGAAATTCATGGGTTATTGTTAATGCCTTTTGTCTAAAAAAAACGGAAAAGCCGATTACGCCGCTTTTCTTACCGATGTTCGATGGTACCGAAAAAGATTGGCCTTATTTAAGGCAAGGGGAAAGAAATGTGAAAACTGCGGGGTCGGGCCAGATGTTGCTCGGATTCATGTCCACCACAACTTCTACGACCTCAACCGGATGCCCTGGGAATATGGCGACCAAGAGCTGTCCGTCTTATGCGAACACTGCCACAGGAGAATACACAACAAATGAAAAAACATAAATTCAACATATTCCCGGCCGCTAAAGCCGAGGATTACAACCGCTTAAAAGACGATATAAGAGACAATGGGTACGACTCTAAGCAGCCCATTATTATTTATGAAGGACAAGTATTGGACGGGTGGAACAGGTGGACGGCGTGTATTGAATTAAAGATTAACCCGCCAACTCGTCAATTTGATGGCAACGAATCTGAGGCCATTGGCCTTGTGATGAGGACAAATAAGCGTCGCAATCTTAACAGCGGGCAGTGGGCAACGATTGCCGTTGAGGCCGAGGACATTATTAGGGCGATTGCTAAACAGGGCGAAAGTGAGCGACGCTTAAAAATAGCTGCATCGCGTAAAGATGAGACAAGGCAAAAAATTGCCCCATCTGAAAAAGATTTAGGAAAGACAGCCACTAAAGCCGCCGAGCTGTTTAATACAAATCGAACATACGTAAATCAAGCAGCAAGGATTAAACAGGCTGCCCCAGAAGTGTTTGAGAAGGTAAAGGCTGGCAAAATGACGATGCAGGATGCGGCGAGAGCCGTTAGGGCAATTCCGACAGAGCCATGGCTTGATGATGAAAAGGAACGCAAACAGAAAGTAGAATCAGGCAAGACAGTCGTTGCCAATTCCAGCCGGGACAAAAACCTTATTCAGTGGGCTGAGAAAAGGGGTTTGGCTATTCGTGTTGACCGCAGTTCAGAGTTTGGGAATCCGTTCATATTGGAAGATGACGGCACTAGAGACGAAGTTTGTGACGCATACGCAACTCACTATCTGCCGAACAAGCCGTCAATTAAGTCAAAAATTAAAACACTTCAAGGCAAGGTTTTGATTTGCCACTGCTATCCACAGCGATGCCATGGCGATGCCTTAGCCAAAAAGTGTAATCACTAACATGTCCGTAAAGCGCATCACCTGGCAAATCGAAATCCTTGAGCGGGCGAAGAAAAGCCTGATCGACGGCCGGTTGGTCATAGCACGCAGTCGGCTGGATATGGCGCTGCACATAGCCAAGGAGCTGCTGAAGCGTGCACAGACGTACCAGAAGCGAGACGCGGAGAAGAAAAAATGAGGGCGTTATCGTGGCTTCTATACTGGTTAGGAGACCTAGTTAGCAGGACTTTGTGCCGCTGGGGCTTAGCCGGATCGCTCTATCAGAAACTGATGCTTTGGTCTGTCGAATGCGACAAAGATTTTAACATCTGGAAAGAGGTCAAACCCCGCAAAAAAAGGAGAAAACGCAAATGAAACACCTAGGTAAAATTACTTTTGGCAAATCACGGCCTGCGCCCAAGCAGATTCTGGTCGATGTAACCTATGACGCCAAAACGGCAAAGGCTCTCCACGCATTTGGGCTGAAGCAGTTAAAGAAAGACTCCGAAGCGGTGATCGAGTACGTCATCGTCAAGGCGCTGGAAGGGTTTGCCAAAAAATGATTGCACTGCCCCCAGCTACCGAGGCCGTTTACCACAACGGGGCGCCAGAAGGTGAGCGCAACACGCAACTGTTCCGCATGGCGTTGCAATTCCGTGACCAGGGCTTGTCGCAGTTTGATGCGGAATCAGAGGCCGAGATCTGGGGCTTTAAGAATGGGCTTACGCAGAATGAATGCGTGGCGGCAGTAAAATCCGCTTACAGCAAGCCAGCCAGAGAGGCGTGGCGGCCTAAAGCCAAGTATGCCTATCAGAACGGGGCGATCGTGCGAGAGGATCTGCCGGTACCACCCATGCCAATCAGCGTGGAAAGTGGGCCGGTCGATAAGTTTTTAACCACCTGTTTCGACGTGGGCGATAGTATCAACATCTGCCGATCGATTAAGGACGGCGACCGCGAGCGGCCGGACGGTGCTGGCGAGACTCGCACCCGCGAGGAATGGCTTGAGCTGTTTAAGGGCGACGGGTTGGCAGCGTGGCAAGGCGATGCAGTGGGCGTCTACGTGTCGATTAACGCGAACAACGGTAAGAACCGCAAAGCCGAATCGATTACCAAGTTTCGCCACTGCTTAATCGAGTTTGATGAAAGCACGCTGCAAGAGCAGTGGGCCATTATTAAGCGCAGTGGGTTGCCTACGTCGTCGATCATTAAGAGCGGTGCCCGGAGCCTGCATGCGTGGGTGGACGTAAGGGCGGCCAATGCCAAGGAGTTTGCCGAGCGTGTAGATTTTATTTACAAGCACTTGGAGCACTCAAAGCCTGACTCCGCCAACAAGGACGCCGGCCGGTTGTCCCGGTTGCCAGGGGCCATGCGTACCGCTACTGGCCAACAGCAAGAGTTGGTCGAGTGTGGTGCACCGACGCTGACCTACATTGAGTGGCAGGAGCGCACGATGTATGGCGATCTGCCTGAGCCGTACAAGTGGGAGGATCTGGTAAACTTTAAAGAGGATTGCGACCCGACGCAGTTACTTGGTAAGCGGTGGATCTGCCGGGGCGGATCGGCGCTGTGGGTGGGTAGTAGCGGGCTGGGAAAGAGCGTGCTGTGCTTACAGGCCGCGATTACCTGGGCATGCGGTCGTGATCTGTTTGGCATATCGCCACACGGTAAGCCGCTCAAGTCGCTGATCGTGCAGGCCGAGAACGATGAAGGCGACGTGGCAGAGGCGCTACAGGGTATTCTCAAGGCGTTAGACTTAACTCCAGAGGAGTTGCAGATGGTTAAAGAAAACATCGTGATCGTGCGTGATTGCACCTCTACAGGTGAACGGTTTGTCGATCGGATGCGTAGATTGGCTGAAAGGCATAAGCCGCACTTAGCCTGGGTAGATCCTTTGCTGGCGTTTATCGGTGGCGATTTATCCAGCCAAGAGACGGCCGGCGGATTCCTGCGTAATTTGCTTAACCCCCTAGCGCTAGCCGGTGGGTTTGCGTGGATGTTAATGCACCACACGCCTAAGCCAACGCGGGACGGCAGCGGGTATCAGGGCCACGATAAAGCCTACAGCGGATTCGGATCGTCAGAGCTGACCAACTGGGCGCGGAGCGTATTAACCCTAGCGCCTTGCGGTCAGGATGAGGAAGGCACCTACACCTACAAGTTGGAGGTGACCAAGCGCGGAAAGCGGTCTGGGTTGCGTCCTAACCGCACTGCGAGCGATTT